GTAATATCAATTTCACTAAGACTAGCTATTCTTGCTGCCATTCTTTTTGTCATGGATGCCTTTCCTTTCAAAATTTTATTGAGATGTGTTTCATGTGTACCAATCTTTTCTGCTAACCATAGCTGAGTAAGACCCTGTTCATTGAGTGCATCCACTAATTTTTTCATAGGATTGACCATAATACATTTAGCTTTAAATCCTATTGTATAAAATAGCAAACATTATTTTTTATATTGTGCAAATTACCCAATAATGCTAATTGACTTAGCATATGACTCTAAATGATTGGTCAAAAGAAAATAATATTAAAACACTACATAATTTGGCGGTAAAGCTAGGTGTTGATGACACTACAAACCCAGCTAGATTAGTTCATACTTGGTTAAAAGGTATATCTATACCAAGTAAAAATAACATGAAAAAAATTATGGAAGCTACTAATGGTCAAGTTACGCCCAACGATTTCTATCCCAACTAAGATAAAAGTAGGGTCAACGGACATTTTTGTCCGCCTTTATGATGGATTAGTTACCATAGCTAATGATGAGGGCAGCTATGATGAAACAAAACAAATAATATTATTAGACAAAGAAATTGCTGAAAGATCTAATTCTTACAGCGTATTGGTTTTAATGCACGAAATAAGTCATGTTATTTATAATCAACATTTGATGAAAGAAGCTACTGAAGAAGTTGTCGTCAATGGTTTTAGTCATTCTTTCACAAGCATTTTAAAAGACAACCCTAATTTATTAACCTGGATTAATAGATGCGTGAAATAAACTTTACTGATGATGAAATAATTAAATTAAAATATTTAATTAATACTATAAATCCAGGTCCTAAATCAAAATTTACAATCATTACATTAAAAAAAATACAGACCTGTGTTTGTATTGCTCACAATATATCTATTGAAGATCTTACAGGTAAAATTAGAACTCAGCCATACGTTATGGCTAGAATAGATTTTTGCTATTTAGCTTACAAATACATTACACAAAATAAAACAAAAATAGCCAAGGCAATAGGAAGAAACCATAATAGTGTTATTGGTAATCTTTTAAAAAAGACTCCATCATTGCAGATAACAAAAATACAAAAAATATTATTCAATGCTAGTTGATAAATGGAACTTGCTTGGCCTGGCTATGTTTAATCAAAAACTACAGCCATCTACTAGGTGTGTTATGTATGCATTGTTGAATCGTGAGAATAGTAAAACTAAAGCCTTGTTTCCTAGCCATAAAAGATTGGCCCTGGATATAAACATGAGTGTTCGGTCTGTTCGTAGAGGTGTTAATGAACTAATTGAACATAAATTTATTTATAAAATTAAAAAAGGTAGTCCTGGTATAGCTACAGATTATAAAATTAATTATGAAAAGTTGACAAAGTTGTCCGTAACACAGGCCAATAGTGTCCAAAAAAGGGGGTCAGAAGTGGCCGACCAATCCATTAATAAATCCATTAATAAATCCAGAGTAAAAAAGTTTGTTAATAATATTGCTATAAATACAAATGCTAATGTGAAGCTGTATAAAAATGGACAAAAAAAATCATATAATGATCCAGAAAATGTTGCCCATAGGATCTATGTAAAAACAAATAGTATATCCAAGTCAGAAGCATATCTATTATTAAAAAAAAGTACGAACTGGGATGATAAAGTTAGAGCTGATGAATTTGCTAAACACCTTGGATGCCTAGAATAACAACAGATGACATTGTAAAATTATTTGAAGAAGCAGCTGTAACAGATAAAAGACTACCAGCTCCTTTTAAAAAACAACGATTAACTATGCCCTGGCAAGAAACAAAACAGGAAAAAATGTATCGTTATTCTTACAACAATATTGATTATATAATCCGGCCTAGTAGTGTTGATATTAGTCGGTGGTGGATTGCTAGTATAATACTAAGTAAAATAGTAGATGAAATTGAAACAAAAAAAATTATATGGCTGCGTGCTAAAAAATTTCCTTATGCACAAATAGGCCGTTTTGTCGGTAAAGATAGAAGAAAAATTAAACTGATTTATGAAGAAGAAATAATGTTTATTCGTTTGTGGTTAGAGCTACACCAAAACCACAAAAAAATTAATGACATGATTGACAAAATTGTGCTAAGAAAATGATATAATTTTGATTTTAGTCGGATTTTTTTAGTTCGTTATGTTTTTCACAAATTAGTAAAAATTTATGTAAGTATCTAGGCGGTTTAGTAGGGCCATTAATCCATCTTGATATTATATTTCTATCGTTTGTTGTCGCTGTATCCCATAACAATTTAGATAAGTCGCCCTGGGTCATCTTATGTTTAGTTAAAAATAATTTTAATTGCCTGGATGTCATAATATACTAATATATGATAGTAGGAAAAAAATAAACCCCCTAATATTAATTAGAGGGTTTTAGTTATCGTAAGTAATTTATTTTCTTAAAAATCTGGTTGTTTCATCAAATGATAAACGATGATAACCCCATTTTTTTGGCCTGTTTAATACTTCAGTATAATTAATATTTATACTTTTATTTTTTATAAAAAGCAAAACTGCGTAAACATCTAAACGAATTTGTTTGTCTGTTTCCTTGCATTTTAATGTTATGTTTTTACCATCATTTGAAGTAAAAACTGTACTATTTTCAAAGTTAGTCATTTTTTAAGCTCCTAATAGTTATGGATTAAGTAAACTAGCGGTAAAAATACCGCTAATTGGAGAAGTGATGCTATAAAAATAAATTTAAGCATTATTTGAGATTGTTTTTGATTAAGCAAGATTGATAAGTATAATTGATTGCAGAATTAATCTTTTTAAGAGTCTTTTTTTCCTCTAATTTTTTCTGTTCTCTATCTTTGTTATCTTCTTTTAATCGTTGTAAATCTTTTGGATCACTTAGATTATAAGTTCCAGTTGATTTGATTTCAAATTTAACTGATTTCATAACATGATTAATTGATGACCTTTCACATAACTTCTTTTTTTGAAGTTCTTTTAATTGGTCATAATCAATCCTGTTTTTAAATTCAGCTATGTCTTTGTTAGTTTCCCAAATCCCTAAGCCATCAGTTACAACATGATTATCTTTGTTAAATCCTAAAACAGCAATAGTTGAATATGTGCTTTTTTTCGGTTTACACCATTGATTAGTTTTAGGGTTAAGAGTAGCATAGCAAAAACGATCTCCTCTATTTTTAACTGTTTCTATCCAATAGCGGCGTTTAGTTTTCAATCTAAAACCCCAGGGATAGTCGTCAACTTCTACAGCATTTTCAAAGCTGTCTTTGTTATAAATATATTTCATTTTAAATAAGCTCCTTTCTTAAAATGATTTATTGCAACGCTAACGGTAAAAGACTCGGACCAATGATGAGGGTAACAACTACCCGCATTTTTTGGAAGTTTTTTACCATTGATAAAAATTCTACGGCCTCTTAATGATTTGCCTAAGCCTTTCATTGTTTTGCCGTATAAATCTACAATTGTTATATTCATATAATACCTCCTGTATAATATAATATATTATATATACTAATGTATTATACAATCAAATATTAATTAATAAAAAAATGGTAGGACGACCAAAAAAAAAGATACAATGCCAGGCAAGACGAAAGTATGACGGGCAACAATGCCAAGCTAAAGGAATATTAACAAAAAAAGGAAGTTACATATGCCGGCTGCATGGTGGTAAAAGTACAGGGCCAAGATCTTTTATAGGTAAAATAATATCTTTAAAAAAACTAAAACAATTTAAAAATAAATCATATGAAGAAATCGCAGAATATATTAAAAAAAATACAAGAAAAGCTACAGCTGGGCCATTCATTGACTAGTATTTGTAGGCCCAAAGATATGCCAAATGTTAGCACTGTTTACGCCTGGATGAATGAAGACCCGGATTTAAAAAAATTAATATTAGAAAATAGACGGGTTGGCGCTATGACCTGGCTTGATAAAATGCAAGATCTTTTGGAGTCAGATATTGAACCGCAACAGGTCCAATGGGCCAGGGAAAAGTTACATCATGCCAGGTGGATGGCTTCAAAGCTGGTCAGTGTATTTAATGACAAGATTGTCCAGGAGAATATCGGAGAACCACAAATAAAAATTGTATGGGATGATGGCTATTCGGAACACAAAGCCAATGACCACGCCCGCACATTATCGAGTACGGACAATATTGAAGAAGTTAAACATGACAAACAGCATGACAAAACTAAAATAAATTAGGTATTGTTTGGCTTGTTGTACTGTTCTTATATCAGTACAATATTATAAATAGGATTATTACTACATAGTTTTGCAAAATTTATTGTAGCTGCCCTTGATTTAAAACTGATAAGTCCAAAAAATATTGGAGAAACAACACATTGAAAATTGTAAAAATACCTTATACTCCTAGACCACAACAAAGAATGTTGCACGAAACATTAACTAAATACAGGTTTA